GTGGCCGTGGCCGGGCTGCGGGACATCGAGTCTGGGGGCTGTCTATACAGCCTTGGCGCTGGGTTATGCGCCGGTGATTCTCTGCGGGGTTCCTTTGGACGATTCCGGGCATTATTTCGAGCCGCCGTGGCGGGAGTCGAGTTTTTTGCGGGAGGTGCCGCATAAGGGGGACGGGCGGATCAAGTACTGGGCGGATGCGGCGAAAAACGTGTTCGAGGGGCGCGTAAAGAGCATGAGCGGGCGGACCCGGGAGTTACTGGGTGCGCCCTGAGCCGATCGTGATCCTGGCGATGCCGCGTTCGGGCAGTTCGATGACCGCCGGGTTGTTTCAGGCTCACGGCGCCTGGTTCGGGACCTGTCGGCCCGGGGATGCGGACAATCCGAAGGGTCATTTCGAGAACAACGCGATCAAGCGCGAGATGATCCGGCGCTGGGGGTCGCTGACGCTCGCCCGTGGTGTTACGTCATTCGATCAAAACCCGGTCTGTGCGCCGCAGGACGGCTTCAGGTCGTGCGTGGAGCGCATACTCGATACCGACGGCTATACTGGGGGTCCGTGGGGCTACAAGCAGAGTGCGCTCTACAAGCCGGCCTGGCACGAATTCAATCCGTACTTCGTGGGCGTGAAAAGGGAGAATGTGCTCAAAGCGAACACCAGCCGGCAGGCGATGTTCGGCACCCGCGATCCGAAACGGGTTCAGCGCATGATAGATCTTCACCATGCTGTTATCGACGAATGCGAGGTGATCGTGAGAACCGACGAGATCATTCACGGCAATCTCCGTTCACTGGACGATGCACTGGCCTATTGTGGACTCACTATCGACGTATCGGCCGTCGATGACTTTGTCGATCCCTCGCTATGGCATTACTAGACCTCTGCGACGACCACGACCTTGATCATCTTCACGGCGCATTGCAGGTCGTGGACCGCTTTGATCTTGCCATTGACATAGGGGCTCACCGGGGCATCTGGACCCGGGAGATGAAGCGCTTCTTTCGGACCGTCATCGCCTTCGAACCCGTCTATGAACTGTATGAACAGTTACCGCGCCCGAAATTCCAGGTCGCGCTCGGCGATAAACCAGGGGTGTGCGCGATGCGGGCAGGTACGCGAAACACCGGGCAGAACTATGTGACAGACGGTGAGGGAACCCCGGTTCGTCCCCTCGATCCGTACGATTTTCAACGGGTCGATTTCATGAAAATCGACGTGGAGGGCTATGAACTCAAGGTCCTTAAGGGCGCAAAGCAGACGATCAGGCGCTGGCGGCCGTTCATCTTCGTCGAGCAGAACGGCTTGTGTGAACGCTATGGCCTCTACGACGAACAGACCGAAGACTTTCTTGACAGCCTCGGCTACCGACCGATTGCGCGATGGTACAAGGACGTTCTCTACAGCCCGTGAGTGCCCGCGGAGGCACCAAGTACGGCCCGGAATACGTGACGGCCCTGAAAAAACAGGTCCCCGGCCTCGTCTGTCTCGGCGATGACCGGCCGTTTCGACTGGATCTCCCCTACTGGTGGTGCCTGATGGAGTGGTTCGCGCCGTGGAATCAGGAACTGCGTCCCTGTCTGTGGCTCGATCTCGACACTTACGTGTTCGACCTCGACCCGTTTTATGACCTGGACACGACAAAATTCTGGATGATCCGCGATTTCAATACTCCGACCCGCCCGGAATGCGGGGTCATGCTGCTGCCGAAGGACACAGACCGCATCTGGGAGGCGTTTTCACGGCTGAAATACGGGAATCGAGCGCCGGTCGGGCCTTTTCTCGAGGATTTCTGCAAACATTACCTGCAAGACGCCGTGTCCGGCATTTATTCTTATAAAAATCACGCGAAAACGGAAAAACCGCCGGATTCGCGTATTATCTGCTTTCACGGCCAACCCAAACCGCCGGAGACGACCGGATGGGCGAAACAATGGTGGACTATGCAGCGCTGAGCGACGCTGAAATCCTCGATGCGCTGGTCAAGGCCGCGGCCGAAAACCAATTACTGCTGTGGTGGGACCAGTGTTACGGCTCACCGAAAAACCCCGAACCCGACTGGCAACGCCGTTTCTACGATGCCGGTGCGTTTGCTACACAACGACTTGTTATGGCAGCGAACGGCGTGGGCAAGAGCCAAACCGTCTGCGCCGAACTCGCCGCGCATTGCACGGGCGTCTACCCGGCGTGGTGGACCGGGCATGTGTTTCGTCGCGGCGGGTTTGAGGCCTGGATCGGCTCGATTGACAACGACATGCAGAAACGCGGCCCGCAGCGCGCGTTACTCGGCCGCAATCTCGATGACATGCTGGGGACGGGGTTGATCCCCCGCTCGTCGATACTCGACGTAAAAAGGCGACAAGCCGGCATCAAGGACGTGGCGGACACGGTGACAGTCAAGCACGTCTCCGGCGAAAGCGTGGTCATCAAGTGGCTGACCTTCGAGCAGGGCTGGAGAAAATGGCAGTCCGGCGATCCGAAGATCATTCTCTGGGACGAGGAACCGGACGACTCGGTCACGGACCAGAAAGACATTCTTTCAGAGGCTCTTACACGACTCGTCCGCAACAACGGTATTTTCATCTGCGGCTACACGCCCCTACTCGGGGATACCCAGCTCACCGAACACTTCATGCACTCCGACGATCCCTCGGTCTGGTGGATCGGTGCGACCTGGGACGACGCCCCGCACATGGACCCGGAGACGAGGGAGCGGATCGAAAAGCAATACCCGGAACACCAGCGCGCGGCCCGGACCCAGGGCGTACCGATGCTCGGCGAGGGCCGTATCTTCACCGCGGCCGAGAACTCGTTTGTCATCGAGCCCATCAAGCTCCCGGATCACTGGGCGCGTGTCATCGGGATCGACGTCGGCGGCACGGACAACCATCCCCATGCGCTCGCCTGTCTGGCGTGGGATCGCGACACCGATATCGTGTATCTGTACGATGTCTGGCGGGATACGGGTAAAACCCGCGACCACGCCCATGCCATCAAGGCCCGGGGCGACTGGATTCCGGTGGCCTGGCCGCACGACGGCATGTTCCATGACAAGGGTTCGGGGCAGCGTTTTCACCAGATTTACCGCAACCAGTACGGGGTCCGGATGCTCTCGAAATCCGCGCGCTACAAGGCCGACGAGGGCGGTTCCCAACCGCAGTGGCCGATCATCGAGACGCTGAGGGATCGCATGGAATGCGGCAAGTTCAAGGTCTTCCGGACCTGTGCGCCGTGGCTGGAGGAATACCGCTCCTACCACATGAAGGACGGCAAGATCGTGTCCAAGCGGGACGATGCCCTGAAATCATCGTTTTATGCCCTGATGTCATTGCGTTATGCTATCTCCCGGTCCGAGGGCATGAGGACGCAGCACAGCCACCAGCCAGCGGCGTTTTCGACAGCGGTATGAGAGATCACCAGTGGTTCGACACCTTTGCGCGCAAGAACAAGATGCGCCCGCAGAAGGCCGTTGAAACAAAACACGGCAAGGTCCTGCTCGCGGATTCCGAGGAACCTATTCTCGAAGACGGGCGCCTGTTTTACCGCACCGGCTATGCCGTTCAGCGTCACGGGCTCGATATCGGCAATCACCATGATTACGCGATCAACGAGACCGGCGGTTCGAGAACGGATCAGCAGTACCGGCTGGACGAGGCCTTGATTCACGCGCAGGAAACGCTCGCGCAACTGGAAGCCGCAGGATATTACGATGCCTGAGTTCACGGACAAGTTTTCTCCCGATGACTTCACCGGCATCGCCGAGCAGATCGTAAGTGAGTTCGACAGTCGCAAGAATCGCCGCTCCGACATGGAGAAGATGTGGGCGGAGGTAGACCGGCAATTACGGATGGAACCGGAGACGTCGCACAAGCTCGGTGCCAATGGACAGGTGGACCCGGACCGCAAATGGCTGCCGGAAACGGAACTGCCGTTACAGGCGCAAACCCTCGAAATGCTGATGGCGGACAACCGCCGCCTGAAGTTCCCGAGAAACCGCGACTGGTTTCGAGCCCGTGCAGCGCTCACCGAGGACTACATCGAGCGCTTCCAGAAGGGTGAGAGCATCTTCCCCGGCGAAAAGGAGGCCGGGACCCGCGCGGTGTTGAGCCAGGACAACGCAGACCGTCTGGCTCAATCCGTGCTCACGCACTGTCACAGCCAGTATGATTTCCGCGCCCACATCGACCGCATCGATGCGCAGGCCTATGCCTACGGATTTGGGGTAGGGCGCTTGCGGCTGGTGAACAAGCGCATCATGGGCCACAACCTTCGTGGCCGACCCCTGAAAGCGAAGGTCCCGATGTACATACCGCGGGATGCGAAAAAGGTCTACCTCGACGATTCACAGCACGCGGTCATGCACGAGGGGGAAGTGATCGGGCCGAACATCATCCAGATACGGCATGTAAAACTGGCTGATCTGCAAGCCACGGCCGAGACCGATGACAGCTACATTCCTTCACAGATCAGGGGGCTCAAGGCCAACAAGGACGGGGAAGTCTGCCTGATCGAACTCGAAGGCGACCTTGTCTATGAGCGCTCGCAGGGGACCATCGTCGCGCGTGACGTGGTATTGACGGTGGCGAAGGGCGAGAATGCAGGACTCGTGAGACAGCAGGAAGGCATCGGGTTTTCGACCTACAACGTTCACGACTACCACATCGAGTCCCCCGCTGATCGGTACGGCACGTCTCCGCTCATCAAGGGCATGCCGGTCGCGAAAATCGCCGCGCAGGTGATGAACCGCCTGATCGAGTCCGGACAGCTCAAGAATTCTCCACCGATAGGCTATTCGCGGGACGACCTGGCGTTTGCCGGCACGGGGGGGCCGGTGATTCATCCGTATGCACAATGGCCGACGACCGATGCGATCAACGTCTATGACGAGGTGGGCGGCGACCCGTCGGTGTTCTTCAATATATTTTCAGGACTGATCCAGCTCTACACGGACGTAACAGGCGTTAATCCGCCGAGACTCGGCGCGCAGACCAAATCGCATACCACCGCGTTCGCCAAGGACGTGGAAATCACGCAAGGCTCGATTCGCACGGTCGATTACGTCAATTCCTCTCTCGAAGGCCCGATGACCCGACTGTTACAGCTCGAATACAAGATGGCCTTCGAGAACTGGAAAAAGCAGATCGTGTTCGTCGAGGCGTGGGACGAGTTCGTGGACCTTGAGAAAAACCATCTCCCCGATATCGTGCGCTTCAAGGCGATTGGTGCCGGCGCACCGGCCGAGGACCAGGCCAAACAGGCCGAACAGTTGCAGGCCGTCCAGACGGCATTGCAGGTCGATTCGATTGCCATTCAGTTGGGTCGCGAGCCGAAGATGGACCACGGCGCGATCATCGACAAGATTCTCCAGGATGCCGGGTTCAGCGATATCACGGAAATCACCAACGATGCACAACCGACCCAGCCGCCGGGTAACGGCCAGTTACCGGGTATCCTGACGGGCGAGGTAGAGCCGTTGTGAACCTGACGAACGAGGAAAAAGCGCGTCTCGTCGAGTTGAAACGCGATCCGGTTTTCGGGTCGATCATGCAAAAAGTGCGGGAACACGGCCAGGTTCCGCGCTACAAATCGTCCGACGGGGACGAAACGGCCAAGGTACACCGATGGATCAATCGATCAGGATTTGCCGAAGGTGTTGAATTTGTGATAAATACGCTAGGGTACGACCATGATCAAAGACGCTAGAACGGACGATTCCGCTGCCGATCCCAAGGGTCCGCCCGAGAATCCCGACAAGCCGACCCTCGACGATCTGCTCGCAGATTGGGACAAGAGGGCCGAGAAAGGCGGTGAAAAGCCCGGTTCGGATAAAACCGAAGCGATGGCCCGCGAAGTTGCTCGCCTGAGTTACAAGCTGGAAATGAAGGACATCATTGGCAAGGTGAAAGGCGATCTGCCGGTCAGTGATGACTTCGTGGAGACCTACGTGAACATGCGCGCGGAGAAGGATGCGCGCTTGCAGGAACTCTGGGACAACCGGGACGACAATCGACGGGCCTTTGACGAGGCCATGTCGGAGATCGGCAAGGAATTCCAGGATTTCGCAAAGCAGAACGGATTCAAGGTCGAGAGCGAGGACAAGGGTAACGACGACAAGGGTCTGGCCGCAGCCGCCCGCATGGCACGGGAATCTCAACCATCCGGCAGCGGTTTGGACAATGTGGACTTTGGCTCGCTCTCCGATTCGGAATTCGGGTTCAAGAAACAGGAAGTGTTCAGACTCGCGGAGGCCGGCAAACTCAAGTGAGGACTGAACAATGGCTCTTGTAATCTCCGCGACAGACACGGAGCTGCCGAAGCCTCTGAATGCCGTGTTCAACCAGACGTTGCTGCGCAACGTGCAGGTTCGGGCACCGTATTTTGTAGGCACGGCTTCGGCGTCTTTGACGACTCAGCGCGGCTCGAACGTCGCGATGTGGCGTCGCATCGAAAACCTTGCGGCCGCAACGTCGGCGCTTTCCGAGCTTCAGGGCAATGCATCCTACATGCAGGGCCGTGATGCCGCCGCGCTGTCGGTCACCAACGTGACGGCGACCATGTCGAAGTACGGAAATTTCGTCATTCTGAACGAGGAAGTCGATCTCTTTAACTTCCCCGGCCAGTTCGACAAGATTCTCCAGGTCATCGGCATCAATGCCGGCCAGTCGCTGAACCGGCTACAACGTGACGTAGGCGAGGACAACGCAACGCTGATCTATGCCAACGGGTCGTCCGATGGCGCGGTCAACACCAATCTCGTCGTCAACGACATCAAGAACGTCATCAACACGCTCGACAAAAACAGTGCGATGACATTCACGCCCATGACCACGGGCTCGCAGAACATCGGCACGGTGCCGATCCTGCCGGCCTACTGGGGCTTGTGTCATCCGGACGTGGCGCTCGACATCGCGGCGCTCACCGGCTTCGTCTCGGTCGAGCAGTATGCCGGGCAAATCCAGACGGTGATGGGCGAATTCGGGACCCTGACCGTCGCCGGCAAGGGCGTGCGCTTCATCTCCAGCGAGGATGCGGGCGTGGATGCCGGTTCCGGTGCCACGAGCGGTTCCAACGTTCGGGAGACCTCCGGTTCGGCGGACCTCTATACCACGCTGATCTACGGCATGGATGCCATCGGTTCCGTGGGCCTCGGCCAGCAGTACACGGACGGCGTTTACCGGGCCGGCGCGGAACTCGACCCGGTGACGGTGATCGTGAAGACGCCGCAGGGAACGGGTACGTCCGATCCGTACAACGAGATCACGACCGTTGCCTGGAAGGCGTGGCACACGGGAGCCATCCTGAACGCCAACTGGGTTCGCGGCATTCGCTCTGCGGCAGGCAGCCTGTGAGCGTAAGCGTTCCGCAAGTAAGCTGGGACAACCGGCCCGTCATCGCCAAGCGGCGGCGGGCCGAGTTGTACCGCTTTCTCGATCATCTCGGGATTGCCTATCCCTCGGGTGCGCCGAAAACCAAGATGATCGAGTTGCTGGAAGCGAACGGTATCGACATCAACCAGCCGCACGAGTTTTTCCAGTGGAAGGTCATTCACGGGAAGGACGAGAACGGTTTTCCGCACCAGCATTACGAGCCGATCACGGAGCCGCACGAGACGGCGCGCATGGAGGCGCGTGGTCAGTCCATTGACTATGACAAGATCATCGAGGAACGGGCAGAGGCGAAGGCCGAGGCGGAAAAATCCGCAGAACTCGCCGATGCGCAGGCCAAGATGATTCTTGCGCTGGAGGAACGCCTGAAAGCGCTGGAGGACGAGCGTGTGCCGTTCGAGTTGCAATCGGTGTGCCGGCGTCTCGGTCTCAAGTACCGAAAAAATATGACCAAGGCGGACCTTCTGGGTCTTCTCGATGGCTGACTTGCTGGATGGTGTCAACGAAGTCCTGAAAAAGACCGGGGTGCTGGATTCAGACTCCGGTCTTTTGACATCGCTCACCGATTCCGCTCGCCAGACCTTCATCGACAGTGCCGTGCAGGCATTGAACGAGTCGATGGACGAACTCTATTCGATCACTGAAATTTCGAAGCCCAAGCAGCTCAAGGAATCGACGATCACGCTGGCGACCGATATCCGGGATTACTCGCTGCACTCAGGACTGGTCGTTCTCCGCCGTGAATACCACCTGATCGACGAGACCAACAACCACATTATCGGGATCATGGACGAGTCCGGGTACTGGCAGATCATTCGGGGAGACCTGGAGCAGGACGATACCGGGCTCCCTGCTTTTTGTGCGATCAGCCCGGTCAACGGACGCTTGTATTTCGACCGGATTCCGACCGCGAACGAGAATGGGCGGATCTACAAGTACCGCTTCGACAAGGACCTGGAGCTGACGGCGAAGGACGACGAGTTTCCGTTTACGAACGCGGTATTCCGGGCGCTCGTCCCGGCGGCTGCGCAGCTCTGGAAGCTCAATCACCAGAAGGAATTCGCCGGCGATATCTTTCGCGCGAGCATGGCGAGATCGGCGCGCTTGCTGAGGCGGCAGCCCGCCCATACGTCATGGGCTCCCCGGCGTGTCGGTCACAACATGACCGATCCGATGCAGGGATGACACATGCCGCGCAGCATTCGTGAGGAAGGGGCTGAAATCCTCCGTTTCGGCGGCGGTCGCAATACCCGTGCTTCCGAAGACCAGATAGACCCGCTGGAGTGTACGGACGGCGAGAATTTCATTCTCGACCCCGGCAATGGCGAGTTTCGCCCGAGGGGGCCATTTGATCTGGCCGGCACCGTGCCCAATGCCTCGGAAATACGCGGTTTCGCGACCCTGAGGAAAACCGATGGCAGCGTTTCCATGCTCGTGCAGGCCGGCGCGCAGGTGTATAGCTGGGACGGTTCCAATTTCACGGCTGTCGGGTCTGTCTCGGCGAGTGCCAAGCTTCGGGGCACGACGAAATCGTTCTGGGCGCTGTCGGACAAGGTCCTGATCGCCGACATCAACGGGGCCGAGGAAATCCACGAATGGGACGGCACGTCGTTCCAGCAGACCTCGTTTTTTCAGTCGGACGGCTCGACTTCGTTTGGCGCGTTCAGGGCCAAGTACATCGTGGTCGAGAACGAACGCGCCTACTTCGCGAACATCTACGAATCCGGGCAGGCGTTTCCGCACCTTCTCGTTTGCTCGAAGCGCGGTGATTACACCGTGGTCTCGGCGTCTGATCGCCCGTCCTCGGCACTGGGTACGGATGCGCCGTGGTTTCTGCCAACACCGCAGCTCCGGCCCATCAACGGGTTGGCGCAAGCTTTCGGGATTCTCGGGATCAGCCAGGAAGCGGGTGCGTTCGAAAAACTGACCGGGACCAATTCGCAGGACTTCGCGATGGCGAAGCTGCACGACGGGTCGGGTGCCATCGGGACCGAATCGGTGGTCTCCACGTCAAATGACATCATCTACGGCGCGCCCTCGCATATCGAGAGCCTGCAATCCACCGACAAGTTCGGTGACGTGGAATTCGATGACTTGTCGTTCAAGATTTCCGGGGATATCTCGGCATTCGACGAGTGGACGCTGGTCTACAACCCCCGGGTGAGGCGGGTGTACTGCTTTCCGGACGGGGGCTCTGAGGTTCATGTGCTGCACCTCGATTTCATCCAGTCCGACCTGTCGCCGTGGTCGAAGTGGACGACGGAGAACGCCTTTTCCTTCCAGCCCTCGGCGCAGATGCTCTGCCGCGACCCGTCGGACGGGCTCGAATACGTGTTCATGGGCGATGCGAACGGCAATATCTACCGGCTGGAGGGGACTGGCAGCGGGGATGCGGGGTCTACGTCGATCATCGCCAAGCGGACCTCGAAGCTGTTCCTGGCCCCGCTGGACGCCAAGGCTTTCAGTATCCAGGGCTGGGTGACCCACCGGAAGCTCGAGGGCAACGACGTGACCATGAAATTCATGTTTGCCGGCAAGCATGTGCATGACGTGGCAAAAACCATTACGCTGTCAGCCGTGGATTTCGACACCCCCTATGGAGGGTCTGTCTATTATGGAGGGAACTTCTACTACGGAGCCCGGCAGGAAAACCGGCTCGTCCGGCGAACATTCGGTGTCCCGGGGCAGGCCAACGCCTTCCAGATCGAAATCAAGGTCGAGGGCACGAACAGCTTCGCCTTCCCGGAAGTCGGCATCCGATACGACGCCGCGAGCTAGGAATTCCAATGCGCTGGTTCGCAGGAAACCCAGGGTCCGGGCGATCCAGGACTCGGACATGCGCTACCTGTGGGCGGCGTACCAGATGGATTTCTGGCGGGATTCCGTGCCCTCTGGGCTGACCCGGGAAGCCTTTGCGGAAATGGTCATGGAAACGCTGGGGGCCTTCGATATCGAGTGGATTCTGGAAGCTAGGTTGCCCAGCGGCCCCCGCCCGGTGGGGCTGGTGGTCGGGAAGTTCCTGAACAACGGCGAGCGGGTGATCGAGCCGCATTTGGAATGGTTTCCGTGGGTGACGACCCGGCAGAAGCTGGAAACTACGGCGCAGTTTGTCCGTGAGATAGGAAAAAAGTACAAGATTCTGGTGTTTGCTCGGGATACGAAGCTCTGGGATCGGCTCCAGCGATACCGTATCCTGAAGAAAGCCAGTAAAATCAAGGCATATTTCTCGTCCGACGAGGATGCTCAGTTGTATTACACAGCAGGGCCTGACTGATGTCGTTTATCGGAAAACTGTTCGGAAAATCCGGCGCGGAAAGGCGGCTGCGTGATTTTCAGCCTTCCAACTTCCGGTCTCCGGGGCTTTCCGGACGATTCAACAAATCCACAAACACTTTCAGTGTAAGTCGGGGACGGGGGGTTGATTCTGCTCTTTCATCGCTGAGGCAAGGTCTGGAGGGTCGTTCCGCCGCGTTCGGAGAGTTGCGCGATCAAGTCACGCCGGGTTTTGGTCGCTTGACTCGTTCACGGGTTGAAGCAATTCGCAATGCCCGCTCCCGGGCAGTTGGCAATTTGCGCGAGGAACTGGGAAAACGCCGTGTTCTAGGATCGTCTTTTGCTCAGCGAGAAATTGCGGGCGTGGAAGCGCAGTTCGGGCAGATCGAAGAACAGACCCGTGCCGAGTCGTTCCTGACCGAACTTGGGGTGAATGCTGATTTAATCCAGCAAGAGTTCTCCGGGGCGATTGAGGCTGCGCAGGCGTTTATCAATCAATTCAACATTGAATCTTCTCTTGCTGCTGGCATGGCCACTAACGCCACAAATGCCATCAATTCAAACCTTCAGGCGCAAGCGCAAGTTGCTCAGGCGCGCCGAGATGGAATAGGGGAGTTGATTGGCACAATAATCGGTTCGTTTGCGCCCACAGGAGAAGAATGAAATGGCCAGTTTAGGTTCAGGACTGTCACGAGGATTTTTGAATGCTCGCGCACTCAAGCTGCAAAAGGAAGAGTTGCGCGATAAGGCAACTCAGGCAGCCCGTAAACAGCGTCAGGACACTTTGAAGGCGGCTGCGGATGCCGTAACGACAGCCGTGGACGAATCCATTCCATTTTTGACGGAGGCCGTGAAAAACGGTAACCCGGCCGATCCTGAGTTTTCAGCGCAGTTCCAGCAGATTCTTGCGGCCGTTACGCGCCCGATTGAAATGCACGCACAGATGCTGAATGGCATTAATGACGAGGTTCTTCGGGCTGTCGAGTCGGGAGAAGCGCCACAGGAAGTCATGCAGGTATTGCCGGATGCGGATGCGTTTCGTGAACAGCAAATGGCAAAGATTTCGGCGGCTCTTTTTCCCGCAATGATGAACAATCCTGGTAGCAGGGGTACTGCCGATGCGAGAGAAACTCTTGCTCGTGTTGAAACTCTTCTCGGGAGAGACCTGGAACCGCAAGAACGCGAACAGCTGGCAGGCGTGGAAGGTGCTGTACCGGATGTCATTAATCTTCTGAATCCTGACAGCGGTGAAGTTCTCGGTATTGACAGGAACGCGCCTAACGCCAGTCAGCAAGTATCCCGACTTTTGTCACAGGGATTTATCGAAACAGGGCTGAATCTGCAAACGGAT